CACCGTGCCTAGAGTAGTGACCAGGCTCCCAGTAACCACGTTGGTGCCGCCAATGGTAACGTCATCTGCTTCCAGCGTCCCGTCGAAGTACCCATTCTTGAACTGATAGCTAGAGGTGCCTAGGTCTATGTCGTTGTTGGTCGTGGGAGTTATAGACCCATCAACCACACTCAACTGGGCTGTGCCGTTTATCTTGATGATGACCCCGGCAGCGTCGGCAGCGTCTATGACTATCTCGCCATCAGCATCTACCGTTACGTCAGCAGCAGACCCCGCTGCATCAGTAGTGACCAGGGACAACGTGCCGTCAGTGCCAACAGTGAAGACCGCTGTATCTCCAGAACTGCCAGTCATGGTGATGACCTTGCCGTTGACGGTCACATCATCCACCGTGAGAGCGGTCAGGGTCGGTGAAGATGTCCAATCAGGCGCACCTGACGATAGCGTTAGAAGGTCATCATCTGAACCCTTCGCAAGCCGCGTTAGGACTGTGGTCGATGAGGCGTAGAGAATATCTCCAGCGGCCTGGGATGCAAAGATGTGGCCCGTGCCGTCAGATGCGATGAACTCTGCCTGGGTCAGTTCGCCGCCTGGGTCTTTGTGCTTGAACTCGTTAGCCATTAGCTGTGTCCTACCGTGATCGTGATATTAGATCCAGGTATGTCCACATACACTGCGGTGCTAAATATGAGCGCACCTTCGCTATTTGCGCCCATACGAAGGAACTGACTGGTGTTAGCCGCCTGGACCCCGCTTATCAGGTCAGTGCCGCCGTCATCTGTGCTGTCATTGAGTTCCCACGCCCCACCTGTAGCTGCGGCAGAAACCAGCACCCAGTGGACCGTGGCTGGATAACTGGTCGCCTGCCCGTCACTGGTAAGGATGCTGGTATTCGATACGTTATTTCCCATCAGTGTCTCCGTGTTCTTTCTTGGTATGAGCCTTCAGCCGGTTGGTGGCTACCATCTTGTTGTAGCCGTCGAACTCGGTAGCGCACTCTTCGCACTGCACGACCACCGGCTCCCGGTCTTTCTTGACTGGAGCATCTCTCGTTGGCAGAGCTGCGCCTCGGGCGGCCGCCTGGATGAGTATCCGCTGGAACTCACGGTCCTCTTCACGCTGTGCAGTGGCATTGATGTCTTCGATGGTTGCCGCTTCCTGTGGGTGCCGGGCCTTCATGTGGACGGTGACCTGGTACGGTGAATCAAGGTTGTCCTTGGTACATGCAGCCAAGCCTAACTCGTCATACTCAGCGCGGTTCTCATCATCTTTATGCAGTAAACACTTATGACTGCCGCCGCGAGGCTCGAAATTAGGCTTGATGGTAGTAAAGAACCGCGTCCCATCTTTCCGAAGTTTTCCAAGAGTGGGAGTGAGCATGTTCCGGTTGCAGACACTGCTCTTACCAGTCTGGGTGTCCCAGATATAGACATACCCGGCGGACTCGACTGACGACCCCCGGTTCACCTCGGTGATCTCCGATAACCCCGGCTCCGGTGCTTCGGTGATCATGGGCACCTCGGCCGCAGGCACCTCGTCTACTGCGTCCGCGATCTGTTCTAGGACATCCGTGATGTTCTGACTCGTCATACTAACCTCTTATCGTGCTGCCGCCGGGTCCGAATATGGTATAGCCAACGGCGCTTTTTGCCTTTTCCTCGCTGAGATCGAAGTATTCCTGCCAGATATCGCGTGGCCGCAAAGCAGGCGCCTCGCGTTCATGCATCTCGGTAGCGATATCTTTGAGTTCGCCGACAGTGTGGAGGATCTCACCGCGTCCCGTGGACTCGTCAACGACACCGCCAGGGATGCGGAATTCAGGTGTGGTGAAATTACTTGCGGGACCGAGGTCGATACGGTATTCCGCGAGGGCGTCATTGCGTATGACGAGTATTATCTGGAAACGCCTGGGCGGTCCTACGGGAGCCGGCTGGATCAACTCTGAGAGATTAAACGCTAACTCGTCGTAGCTGACCTCAAGGGTTGCTGGGAGTAGAGACATCGCATCTCCTACGTCCACGCAGGGATATACATGACTGTGCCGCCGTCATCCGTGACAGTAAGCCATTTGCTGATCGTTGCTGTACCGACACCAGATGGTGCGACATTGGATATGGTGACAGTGCCAGAGGCATTAGCGGTCCACTGGTCACCGTCATTGAAAGTCACCGTGCCGTCCAGCGTCACACCGTTAACAATCGAGAGGCTGGGCGACACGTTATTGAACCGTGCCACGATAGTGCCATCCACGGTCACTTCTAATCGTGAACTACCACTGTCGTAGCGGAATCCTCGCCTAGTGGTCACCTCTATTGGTGCCTAGACAGTCCAGACGCGGTTGCCGAGGACGAGCATGTAGTCCACATCCAGGGTCAGGGCGGTGGTCGTCTTTGTCTCGACGATGACCAGTGCCGCCATGTCTACCGAAGTAGAGGCAGCACCAGCGATGCCGCTGGCCTTGACGGACGCGCTGTTGCCAGCGGGTTTCCCGTCGATGTAGAAGAACGCCGTCCCGTTAGGAGCTAACTCCACACGGAAGACTTGGAACTCTCCAGCGACAGCATCGTGACCTGTGGCCTCGATACTGGTCGAGGTAGTCTCGCCGGTGGCAGTCCCGCCGTTGTAGACGGTATGCCAGGTATCAGTCGCGGTGTACTCCGAAGAGTAGTGGAACCCTACCAGGTCGGAAGCCGTCAAGGTAGTGGTGGTCCCGTTACCGTGAATGAGGTCATCTTCCAGGCTGACAGCATCGGTAGCCACATCGGAGAAACCGATGAATACGGCCCGGTTGGCTTCGGCAGGAAGGCGTACCCGCGCTTCCAGCACCAGCGTACCCATGAGGGCTACATCCCACATGACCGCGGTAGCCAGACCGCAAGCGTGCTTGTCTTCGTTGGTGGTGGTCAGTTGGATGACACCACTCAGACCGTCAGAATCAAGGCTGACAGCACCCGAGTCAGTCTCGGCAACGCCGTCGCCGATGATACGGAGGGAACCGATGGAACCGGACACTGCTGTTTCAGCGACGATCCATTCGGCCCCGATGAAGTCTTCAAATATCTCTATTACGCCAGGTCCACTCTGAGGCATGGTTTTATCTCCTTATGCCTTGCGGCCACGCAATATATCTCAACGTGACCGCATTAGATTATGTGGTAGGAAGTGTCGCGTCGGTTTCGACTTCAAAGAGCCAGTTCCCGGCAGAGCGCTCACCGTAGGCGTACTCGTCGTAGAGGAATACGCTGGTGGAACCGCCGCCGATATGAGGCTCTCTGCGAGTCTCCGTGCGCGGAGAACGGCCTTGCACAAGGATCAGTGCTTCCTGTGCGAATATCCCACCCTTACAAGCATTGCTGGTAATGGTGATGTTCCCGTCCTCGAATATCTCGCAGTTGTGGATGCGACCCCGGAAGCCCTCTTGGAACACACGGGCGGACAAGCCGTCGGTGTATCCAGTCTCTGTCGGAGGGTTGCCGCTGGAGATCGATGCGACTGCATCGTAGAGGTCTTTGATCTGGAAGCCGTGAAGGACCGCACGGTAAGGTGGGTTCCCAGGCTCGTCAGAATCAGAGGAGATACGGGAGACAGCGGCGGCGATTATCCCCGTTGTCAAAGCCGAACCAGAAGAACCGATAGTCAGGGACGCACCATCGATGGCGGTCAGCCCGTCTTCGTCCTTCTTCCTCTGGATAGCATTCTGTGCAAGGCCGCCTACCTTTGCATAGGCGTTCTTGCTGATACGAGCTGCCACACGGTCAGTGATGAGGGTGTGGATGCCCACGACGGTGGGAGTGATCGTCAGCAACGTATCGGACATCTGCTGTGGGTTGTCGAGACGGGTTGTCTCGGTGACCGTCTGAGCAGTCAATTGCGCCATAGAAACTTCGTTCCATGAGACGCCAGTCCCTTCGCCAAGAGTGACCTTGTCCACCAGATTGGGGACAACACCCTCTTGTTCGCGGACCTGACGCGCTGCCGCAATTACTGTAGGCAGACTGTCGGCCAGTGATTGGGTAGTAGTATCGCCTGCTGCCATCGTTGATTCTCCTTATCCACCCGCTGATATGCGGTCTAGGATAGATTTTGCTTTTTTATGGTCGGCCGAAGTAGGGGTATATTCCTCGGAGCCGTAGACTGTGTCCAGCCACCGCTGATCGGACATACCACTGCCACCCGCAGCCGGACCTGTATCGAGATCGAATGCACCGGAGTCTTCAGATGTTGCCGGCGAAGCGGTGCGTGTGCCCCGCTCGACCTGGCGCATGACCTTCTGTGCTTCGGCCACCGCTGCCTGTAAACCCCTTACGTCCTTCCTGTTGTGCGCGTCAGTCCACAAAGTGCGGACCTCGGCTAACTCTGGCGATGTCTGGAGGTCGATAAGGTCGCTACCTTGCTCGTCCTGCACCAGACTGACCAGGTCTTCAGAAAGGCTTGTCCAAGTATTTGTGTACGCGGCTGTAGCATTGAGGTTGGCCTGTTCGCCCTGGATAGAGGTGAGTTGTTCTGGCAGGGTATCGGTATCGCCGGTCCCCATAGCTTGCATCAATGCGTCAAGCTTGCGGTCTGTCATCCGCTGCTGGTTACTCAGTTGCAATACCAAGTCGTTCTGTTCTTGCTGCCTGTTCCGTCGCCCTCTCTGCGCCTTCAGGTCGTTCTCGGCCTTATCGGCTTTTCCCTCTGCTTCTTTAGCCCGCTTTTCCCAATCGACTACTTCATCTTGTGGGTTGTCTCCCGAGGATACTTCATCGGGTAGAGCGACCACATCAGAGTTTTCGGTTGTCACAGTCCCTCCTATTTATATGCAGTTATGCACATCTGTCAATGGATTATATACCGTTTATACATTAGTTATC